TTCGAGACTCTGTCTCCCCGATAACCACTAGCACGGTCCTAGCCGGTCCATATGGAGCAGAAAATAAACCGGATGAATAAAGATACGGACCAAATGAAACCGGGCCGTAAGGGGGCTACTGAGCCTCGATTACATAGCCCGTATCTCAAAGCAAAAAATCGCGGCGATGAGGTAGCGCAGCTTGCGGAGTCGATCGGGCTACCGCTTTTACCGTGGCAAGATTTTGTAATTCGTGACATGACCTCTATCGATGATGAGGGTATGTTTATAAGAAAAACTAATCTTGTGCTTTGTGCTAGGCAACAGGGTAAGACTCACCTCGCGCGTATGATGATGCTCGCGCACCTCTATTTATTCGACTCTAAAAATGTGATTATTATGAGCTCTAATAGATCGATGGCTTTAGACACCTTTAGGCAAGTGGCCTACGCGATAGAGGGCTCTAGCGAGCTTAGTCAAGGGGTCCGACAAATACGTTTTGCTAATGGCACCGAAAGTATCGAAATGAAAAACGGCGCTCGCCTCGATGTAGTTGCAGCTACCCGAGACGGCTCACGTGGACGTACCGCCGACCTGCTCTACATCGACGAGATCCGAGAGATATCCGAGGAGGGCTTTAGAGCTGCAACACCGACTACCCGCGCACGTGCTAACGCTCAAACGCTATTAACCTCTAATGCCGGCGATGCCTTTAGCACCGTACTTAACGATCTACGTGAGAGAGCTCTCTCTTTTCCACCTGAGACGTTTGGCTTTTATGAATATAGCGCTCCGCAATTTGCCAAGATAACCGATCGTGATGCGTGGGCCATGGCTAACCCGGCACTCGGATATACCGTAACCGAGTCGGCATTAGAGGAGGCCGTAGCTACTCAACCCGTAGAGACGACTAAAACAGAGCTACTATGTCAATGGATCTCATCCACTCAAAGCCCGTGGCCACATATGGCCGTCGAGGATGCAAGCGATAGCAGCTTAGAAATGTCACCGGGTCCGCTTACCATTTTTGCCTTTGACGTGGCACCGTCGAGGCGCGATGGATCCCTTGTAATGGGCCAAGTACTCGCGGACGGTCGTATAGGCGTACAAGTGCTCGAGGTATTTCACTCGGACGTATCTATCGATGAGCTTTATATGGCCGATCATATTGCTAAGTTTTGTAAAGACTTTTACCCTCGGACTATTTGCTATGACAAGTACACGACGGCCTCAATAGCTAAACGCCTCGAAATGAACGGGATGCACATAACCGACATCTCCGGGCAAAAGGGGTATCAGGCCTCAGGGGATCTCTACGAAGCTCTAGCTAATAAAAGGCTCGTGCACTCAGGGCAAGATTTACTCGTAACACATTTTGCAAATTGCGCGGCAAAAGAGTCCGATAGCTCGTGGCGTATCGTAAGGCGTAAATCTGCCGGCCCCGTAGATATTGCTATCGGCGTATCCATGGTCGTACATATCCTTAATCAACCAATGGGCGAGGCTAAGGTTTACATATAAGACACGCCGCGCATAATCGGTTTTATGCTTGACAATTTGAGAAAATTCCATCTATGGGATTACTCCAAACTCTAGGGCTTAAGAGCTCTGATAAACCTCAGGTAGAGGCTCAGTACGCACCTGCCGTAATGGATACGACGTACGGTTATGGATCATTTAATACCGGTAATTTTGGTTATAACGGCGTAGGTATCGATCGTAACTTTGCTTTACAAGTATCAAGCGTTGCACGTTGCCGTAATTTAATTGCCGGCGTTATCGCATCTATTGATTTATCACTTTATAAAAAATCTACAGGCGAAAAGTTAGGCTCTCCGGTTTGGTTAGAGCAGCCGGATATTCGCCAACCTCGAAGCCTTACGATCGCTGCAACCGTCGATAGTTTGATATTTTATTCGGTTGCGTATTGGCGTGTTACATCTTTGTACGCCGATGATGGACGACCATCCGGCTTTGAGTGGGTCGCTAATAATCGCGTTACATATACTACAAACCAATACGGTACAGAAATCCAAGATTATTTCGTCGATGGTAATAAGGTACCTATGGGCGGTATCGGCTCTCTCGTTACTTTCCAATCTTTGCTACCTGGTGTATTGCAGAGTGCAAGTACGACTATTAAAGCTGCTTACGATGTACAAAAGGCAGCGGCGATAAGTGCAGCTACACCAATGCCTACAGGTATCCTAAAAAATAACGGTGCTGATCTACCGGAGTCTCAGATACAAGGTTTACTCGCAGCGTTTAAGAGTGCTCGACAAAATCGCAGCACCGCATATCTAACTAGCACTCTCGATTATGTCCCTACATCTTTCTCACCTAAGGACATGGCGTACGCGGAATTTTCTCAGTACCTCGCTACCGAAATTAGCCGCGCGATGAACGTACCGAGTTACTTAATTAGCGCGGACATGAATAACTCAATGACGTACCAAAATATTTTAGACGGTCGTAAAGAATTTGTAGCTTATTCTTTGCAGCCTTACATCTCAGCTATTGAGGATCGTCTATCGATGAACGATATAACAAACGGATCTAACCAAGTCCGGTTTGCCGTCGATGATACTTTCCTACGCGTAGATGCTAAGGATCGTTTAGATATTATCGAGAAAATGTTAAACCTAGATTTAATTGATGTAAACCAAGCCCGACAAATGGAGCAACTAACACCGCTAGGAGATACAAGTGCTACTAACGTTTAGTCAAGAAATACAGGCAGCCGATACAGAGCGCCGGATGATCTCCGGACTCGTAGCACCATATGGCGAGATCGGTTTTACAAGTGCAGGCCCGGTCATGTTTGAGCGCGGCTCAATCACTTACGCCGAAGCATCGAGTATTAAATTACTTATGCAGCATCAATCCGATAAGCCCGTAGGTCGCGCTATCAGCTTTAGCGAGGCTAATAATGGCGTTTATGGATCTTTCCGTTTATCGAGTAGCACCCGGGGACAGGATGCTCTCGTATTAGCTCAGGAAAACCTAGTAAGCGGCTTATCCGTCGGGGTCGATGTAACGGCCTCGAAGCCGATGGGTGATTACCTGTTAGTGACGGCGGCGGTCCTCAAAGAGGTTAGCCTCGTCGAGAGCGCGGCCTTTTCTAGCGCATCCGTAACTGATATTGCAGCCGCTCGAGCAGCGCTTGAGGCAGCTACAAGTACAAAAGAAAAAACTACAACTATCTCTACGACGATCGTAGAGGTCGAAACAGAAACCGAAAGCGAGGAAGCTGTGACTACAGCCCCTGAAAATACACCGGAGGAGACTCCGGTAGATGCACCGGCAGAGGCTGAAAAAGTCGAAGCCGCTCGAAAGATCATCCGTCCATCCGTACTAGACTCTCAGCGAGTACGTACACCTATTACATCTATGGGCGCTTACACAGAGCACAAAATTAAAGCCGCTCTAGGTAATGACGACTCAAAGCTTTACGTAACCGCAGCCGATGATAGCTTTGCTACAAACCCGGCATTTTCACCTACTCAGTACCTAGCGGAATTCCCAACGAATACGCGTTTTGGTACTCCGGCTATTGATGCCTGCAGCCGTGGAATTTTGCCTACAAATGGCATGACCATAAATGTCCCATCACTCGTTACCTCAGCCGGTGGCGGTACAGGCGTTGCACCTGTCGTAACCGTTGAGCTCGAAGCCGGAGCGGTACAAAATACCGGGATGGAAACGGCTTACCTAACCGGTACCGTATCTAAGTACGCAGGCATGAATACGATCAGCGTAGAATTGTTAGAGCGCTCCGATCCTAATTTCTATGCAGAGCTAACAAATCAGCTACAAAACGCGTATCTAAAGACTCTCGATACGACAGTACTAAACGCACTAATCGCGGCTGGTCAATATAGCTCCGGATGCGATGCAGACTCAGCCGGTATTATTGAGTTTGCCTCAGACTCAGCTCGTAAGGTTTACGAGGCTACGGGTTACTTTGCTAATAACTACATCGCCAACGGATCACAATGGCAGCTACTTATGGGCGCTACAGATACTACCGGGCGACCAATCTACTCAGCATCTCAGCCAATGAACGCGGGCGG